ACCACTTGCCTTCTCACTGCATTGTCAATTGCTGTCTGAGGGTTCGTGTCTTCGCTCAGGTTCCAAAATTGCATTGCTTCGACATGATCATCATCTTCAACATTGACTTGCACCGGGTCCCCCCTATCAGTAAGTGTTCTACCTGGTAACATGTTCTTTCCCCTTAAAGGGTCAAACGACGTTATAGGGTTTGTAGTGCTTTGCCCGTACATAAAAGAAAGCTGGTTATTAGCTCTTCGATATTGAGAAGGGTCTCTATAATGACTTGGGTCAGGCAACAATGATTGAGGAGTCAAGTCCCCTCCTAACATCATGGCCATCTCCTTGTACTTGTCCCATAAGTCAGCTGCTTCTGGTGGCAGCTTGTTTTCAATATGTGGAAGATCTAACAGTTGTGACAACTCGTCCAATAAATCCTTTGGGGTTGTTTGTCTTGGGTAGTATTCGCCACCGACTTCAAATAAGAAGAAGGTGCCGTCACATGTTCTCCCAGTACGTCCTTGCCTTTGTTTTATTGTCAAAGCATCCAATCTGTAATGTCCAGTCAATGGCATCGCTCCGAAGATGTTGTCATCGTAAATTGTTGATGACACACCCCATTCAATGTCCATTGAGAAGACAAATGAAACATCTGGCAAAGTCAATCCAGCATCAGACACTCTTGTTGAGACGAAGAATTGTGCTGTCTCATCAATCAAAGGGTGTTTCGATGAAATGATACAACCATGACCAGGTAATTCTTTCAACATCTCTGCACACTGCCGAGTCGTGGGCATAAAGATTAGTGCTTTATCTGAGCTACTCAAATTTCTCACCATCTTTATCACCTGTTTCTTGTACGCAGTGATAGATGTCACTTGTATGTCATGCCTTGCAACACGCCATAATGGTGCCACTTTTAATTCAATTTGTTCCATCTGCAGATGGTCCCAAGTTGGATCAGGTGTGGCTGTTACTAATAATGTTGTGCAGCCTCTACTGCACAGGTCCTGTACTGCAAACGAGTATACAGGGTCTTTGATATGGGCCTCGTCTACAATGACAATGTCATTGTCACTTCCAAAACCACTTAACACTAATGATTGATATGTACAGTATATCACCCTGTCATTAATAGATGGTGTTCGACCAGTTGTGGAAGCACCATATCCTGTGTAGGGGTCAATTTTGTTCATATAATCTGTTAGCCCCAGGACTAAGATGTGCCTGGGTTCAACAACTAAAATCCTCCTACCTCTTGTCAACGCTGCTATTTTTGCAACCATGCGCGTTGACTTTCCAACACCAGTAGGGGCTTTGATAACAAAATTTGAACCATAGAAACCCGGTCTATGAATCAAAAGCTCTATAGCTTCAAAATCAATCCCTGATGATGGTTGAACACTTCTCCACATTCTAGCAAGAATTCTTGTCAAAATGTCAGAAG